AGTAAAAATATGCAGTTTACTACTGGAGTACTTTCCGGGCATATCAAAGATTATGTCGGATCCGATTCGGACTTTTACGACAAATTTTTCTCCCAGGATACAGAATTTCTAAACACATTGTTTTCTTTTGGGCATGTGAGATTCGATCATAAAAAAAACATTTACAACCTTGAACAAAAGTTAACACAAAGTTTCTTACATATTGTTAGCGAAACTATGGCTACTAGTTATGTGCCATTTGTTACTGAAAAGTTTTTGTACAGTATTGTTACTAGGGGACTGTTTTTAAGCTATGCGCAGCCAGGCTGGCATACTCACATAGAAAAATACTATGGATTTAAACTGTATCGCAAGTTGTTCGATTATAAATTTGACAGCATAGCAAATCCTGTGGAACGGTTAATAGAACTAATGTCAATGATTTCAAAATTTAGCATGTTATCAACTGACGATTGGCGAGATTTGTATCTATTAGAGCAAGAAACCATTGAGTATAATTACAATCATTATTTTAGTGGAGATTATTTAACATGTTTGAAAAAATATGAATGATAATTTTATTATACTATCGTTTCCGCAATTTGCAGGTGGTAAGTTTATAAGCAACTGTTTGTCACTAAGTAAACTTGTTTGCCCACAAGATTCTAATGTTGCAAAATATCTCCTAAACAATCCTGCAGATTACGATTATCGACTTGCTGCTGTGCTAGGCACATTACCCAGGGACCGAAGAGGAATGCGTGATTGGATTGCAAAATTCGAATTTGGAGATTTGCAGTTGTATGGACCCACAGTAAGCATATGGCAATCGGGCATGAACAAATCTCCTACCAATCTGGTAACCGATTTGTTAACAGCTGGATTTCGTCTTTTTATTACAGCACATGGCGGTGACGTGTCTGTGCGCAATATACTTACAGTATGGCCCAATTCCTTGATATTACAATTAATAAATCATGTAAAATTTAGTGAAATATCGAAAAATCTAAAATCCGATAATAACAAAACGCTCCGAGATTATGCAGGTAATTATTGTAATGAGAAATATTCAGAATTAGCGGGAAAGGATTGGCCAAGCTGGAGAGAATTTGATTCAGTTGGATATGATATACAACAACTTCCAAATTATGCATCAGTTAGAGAAGAAATTTTAGAGTTTTACAATTGGAAAGGAATCAACAATAAAACAGTTTTGTTTAATATCGACGAATCAATTTTTAATCAAACTAAATTTTTAATCGCAATGGAAAAATTGTATAAGCAACTAGGATTGCCAGATTATAATCCCGAGCTAGTTGGAATATTTTGGCGGTCATACATTAATTTACATGTAGACACAACACAGATACTATAGTATAATACAAATAATTTACAAAGGAAAAACATCATGGCAAAACCATTTGATATCTCAAAGTTCCGCAAGGACATCACAAAATCAATTGAGGGTCTGTCTATCGGTTTCAACGACCCAACAGACTGGATCAGCACAGGCAACTATGCATTAAACTATCTTATCAGTGGAGACTTTAACAAAGGTATCCCGCTTGGTAAGGTCACAGTATTTGCTGGTGAATCGGGAGCAGGCAAGAGTTATATTTGTTCAGGTAACATTGTAAAGAATGCACAAGATCAAGGCATCTTTGTTATTCTTGTTGACACAGAAAATGCACTGGACGAAGCATGGCTGCATGCTCTTGGGGTCGATACTGGTCCTGCAAAGTTGCTCAAACTCAACATGAGCATGATCGACGACGTTGCAAAAGCAATCTCAACGTTTATGATTGACTACAAAGCATTGCCTGAAGAAGACCGCATGAAGGTACTGTGGGTTATTGACTCATTGGGCATGTTGCTGACACCAACTGACGTTAATCAATTCCAAGCTGGTGACATGAAAGGTGACATGGGTCGTAAACCCAAAGCACTGACTTCGCTTGTTCGTAACTCTGTTAATATGTTTGGCAATCATAATGTGGGATTGGTTGCTACCAATCATACATACGCTAGTCAAGACATGTTCGATCCGGATGACAAGATCTCCGGTGGGCAAGGTTTCATATATGCATCAAGTATTGTTGTTGCAATGAAGAAAATGAAACTGAAAGAAGACGAAGACGGCAACAAGATTACTGATGTTATGGGTATCCGTGCAGGTTGTAAAGTAATGAAAACACGTTATGCTAAACCTTTTGAAGGTATGCAAGTTAAGATTCCTTATTCAACTGGCATGAGCCCGCACAGCGGCTTGGTTGACCTTGCAGAGAAAAAACAAATTCTCAAGAAAGAAGGCAACAGCCTAGTGTTTACTACCGGTGACGGCGAAATTATTAAACAGTTCCGCAAGAAGTGGGAAGCAAACACTGACGGTTGCTTGGATAAGTTGATGGCAGAATTTGCCAATCAAGCAGCAGCAAAAGATGCAGTTATTGAACTAGCAGCAGCAATTGCTGAAACTGCTGCAGACTATGCACCAGATTTAACAGAAGAGGAATAAAAATGTCAGCTAATATAGCAAGTGAAATTTGGGGAGAACTACGGCGTTTTGTTAACACTGTAGACAGAGAAGAAGCAGCAGAGACTGTGGTGGCAGTGTTGATTGACAACGACTACAGTGCAGATGACATCCGTAACGCTTTCAAAGGCGATGCAGATATAAAGCAAGCACTGGCAGTGCTTGCTGGTCAAATTGCTGAAGAAGAACCCGAAGAAGAAGAAGAGTCAGACACTGACGAAGACGAAGACGAACGCTGGGAAAACTAATGTGGTACAATCGGGTAGTTGCTAATCTAGGAGACCTTCCTAATTTTATTGCTCACTACGAGCATGAGTTAGATCTTGCCAAAAAAGATTGCAAAATAGGCGGCGTGGTTGAACACAGAATCAAAGAGTTACCCGGTATCACCGAGCAGAGATTCAACCAGCTTCAAGAAATTGAAGCTGTGTTGAACTTTCTCAACATACAACTGCGCAAGATTCGTCGCAAGCACTTTCAGAAGTATCTTGAAGGATATGCCCGTGCACTCACTAGCAGAGATGCAGAAAAGTACGTGGATGGCGAAGACGAAGTCATTGACTTTGAAACTCTCATTAACGAAGTTGCACTGTTGCGTAACAAATGGCTAGGCATACTAAAAGGACTGGACAGTAAACAGTGGATGGCTGGACACATTATTAGACTCCGAACAGCAGGGATGGAAGATCTAACTCTTTAAGATGGAACAAATATGAAAATTGTACTCTGTACTGGAGGATATGACCCTGTTCATTCTGGTCATTTAGCCTACTTCAAATCAGCTCGTGCTCTGGGCGATAGACTTATTGTGGGACTCAATTCTGATGCGTGGCTGACTCGTAAAAAAGGTCGGCCATTTATGCCGTTGCATGAACGTCTGGCTTTGGTGGGCAATCTCAACATGGTGGATGAAGTTGTGGTCTATAACGACGATGACGGCTCTAGTTCGGATGCTATCCGTGTAGTACGTGGCAGGCATCCTGATGCTGATATTGTGTTTGCCAACGGCGGCGACCGGACTGCAGTTAACATTCCAGAAATGGACATCGTGGATAATAACTTAGAGTTTGCCTTTGGTGTAGGTGGCGAGGACAAACGAAATTCTAGTTCATGGATTCTACAAGAATGGAAAGCACCCAAAACTCCACGACAGTGGGGTTACTACCGTGTGCTGCACGAAGTTGCTGGTATGAAAGTAAAAGAACTCACAGTCAACCCTGGCTGTAGTTTAAGCATGCAACGGCATCAACATCGTGCTGAATACTGGATTGTTAGTGAAGGCCAGTGTGTGGTTAATTCCTCCATGCCCACTGGTTATGAATTACCTCCTGCACACTTGGTGCCGCATCAAGAATTTAGAATACCTAAGACTGAATGGCATCAGCTGACTAATCCTTTTGATGCTCCTTGTAAAATTGTTGAAATACAATACGGAGAGCAGTGCGAAGAAGAGGACATCGAAAGACAATGATACCAGTTTTTATAGGCTACGACCCAAGAGAAGCCATTGCATTTCATGCCTGTGCTAACTCAATAATTAGACATGCAAGCCAACCTGTGCAGATTATTCCTGTGGCTTTGAACCTGTTCAAAGACTACACTGAAACACACACCGACGGCAGTAATCATTTTATCTACACTCGATTCCTTGTGCCTTACATGATGCAGTGGAGTGGGCATGCAATATTCATCGACGGAGACATGATACTGCGTGATGACATTTCCAAGCTCTGGGCCATGCGTGATCTTACCAAAGATGTTCAAGTGGTCAAGCATGACTACAAGACCAAGATGCCAATCAAGTATCTGGGCAGCAAAAACGAAGACTACCCACGCAAGAACTGGTCAAGTGTTATCTTATGGAACTGCAACAGTTTTCCTAATCGTATTTTGACCCCTGAACATGTTATGAAAGCAACAGGTGCTGAACTGCATCGCTTTTCCTGGTGCGACGACAACCGCATTGGTGAATTGCCAATTGAATGGAACTGGTTGCCGGACGAGTATGGCGAAAACCCTGATGCAAAACTGCTGCATTACACTCTGGGTGCACCGTGCTTTGATGAGTTTGCTGATACGCCACAAGCTGCAGAATGGCACTACGAGCGCATGCTTACTAACTATTGCCTACAACATAAATGACCGATCAATCTGAAGAACTAGAACCTGCACAACTGCCTAGACATCGGTTTGACATGATACCGCCTGCAATGACTCAATTGTTTGACGACATTATAAACTACAGAGTAGACCCTGTGGGCAACTACTATAATGTACAACTGTCTGATCTTGTTGCACAGATAACTGCACTTGATAATCAAGCAGTTGTGGCTATAGACAGTAAGGACGGCTATAATTATGCTGCTAAAGGACATATGTACGATCCTACATTACAAGGCTTTATACTTGGCGCTG